CATGTGTGGCCAAGCACTCATATGAGATGCTGGCTTGTCTGAGAACTTACCAACTAGAATAGCAATACCGATTTTGATATCAGTATGTGGCTCTAGTTCTGTAAAGTATTGAAAGTTATTTGTCTCCATAGCCTGCTGATGCGTCTTTGTATTCCATTGGCTTTTCAGTGTCGCCATATCCAAACTTACTGATATAGTTGTCTAAGCTACCGAGGTATGCAACTGCATCAAGTAGGTTGTCTTGTTTGTAATTGTAAGAATGGCGGCTTAGCTTTAGAGCTACTAAGGCTGCATACATATCAGCACCAGTAAATGGTTTGCCAGTCATACCTGCTGCGATCATTGCAGCTCTACGCATGCCTTCTTCGAAAGGTCCGTACATGCGTTCTTTTTCTTCAGAGCGTTGATTGATAATCTTGTCTGCTTCTGCGAGAATGTTTTCGATATCCATATAGTTAACTTTAATAAGTGTTATACCGCGATTTACGGGTTTTGTTTCAATGTGTTTAGGCCACCAAAGAGCGGAGTAACTCGTTCCATTCCAATTGGAGCTTCTTCATTAACCCATTCTTCACGGCCTGGAGTAACTCCTAATATCTTAATATGTGATCCGCCTAACATCATATTAACTTTCTTGATTGCATGCTCAGCATCTTCTGCCATAACGCAAGCTGCGTAGTCAGTCTTCTTAGAGAAGTTTCTTTCCATTAAGGTAGCATCCTTATAATGGAGGTAATAAATTACAATTGGTTTCATATTATGAGTTTAAAAGTTCAGAACATCCAATAGAGTTTGCAAACGCAGATACAATACATTCAAGCTCTTCTATATCACCTAGTGTTGGATTAGCAATATTAAAATCAAACTGAATCGTACTACCTCTAGAAACCTTTGGATTTTTACTAGCAAATGATTCACAATGCGTAGTCATATCAGAGATAACGCTTTCTAGGTTGTCTGTTGAATCAACAAACTGTTCTAGCAAACGCATCTTAGAATGAATCTTAATACCGAGTATACTTTTATTTCCAGTAAACATCACTAATTCAATTCCAGCGTATCTAAACTTTTCAGTATCTGGATGTGAAGCACCTACATAAAGATAGCGTCCTTCTGCTGGTTTACTACGTCTATTCTTGAATGATAAAGAATCCATGATATGCTGACCATATTCTTCTAGTTCACCTAGCTTAATAGTCTTCTTAGTTTTCTTTTCTTCAGCACCATATACATCAGCGTAGTATCCACTGTCGTTAAAACGTAAATGAACTGCATATCCATTATCCATCTTTTGAATATCCTCAAGATAAGCCGCATCAAACTCTTTAAATGCAATAGCAAATGTATGTACATTCCCATCACCATATTCTAGCTCTAGCTTCTTAGTTTTACCAAGTATTTGATAATGGTGGTCGTCATCCCACTTACCGTTACCAGACTGTGACATTACTTCAAAATAGAAAAGTTCATCTTCGTTTTGGAATGTTAAGTCAGCACGTTTAGTAGTTGAAGTACCGATTCTGACTTTGTGTTCTAAAGTTCTATCGATACCTTGTATAGGATTAAAATTACAAGCTTCTAAGACTGCATTCATTTCTTCTTCACCAAAGAACTTGTCTACGAATTCAACTTCGCCTTTAGCACCATATGCTTTTATAACATCAGTGAGTGAGTGATCTTCGTGTCTTTTACCTTTTGAATATCTTTTCATATGCTCTTGTTTTAATTACAGTACTAATATAACAAAAAAGCCTGAGACTAAAAAGTCTCAGGCCAATTATTTTGCAATTATTTTGTGGTATTATAATATCTTATCTTCTGATTACCTCATCAATAATACCGTAATCAAGAGCTTCATCAGCACTTAACCATAGATCCCTGCTTGCATCAGCTTTTACAACCTCTGCATCTTTGCCACAGTACTCACCAAGTAGTACGAATAACTCGTGGTTAACTTTCTGCCACTCTTGCCAATCGATTTCTGCATCTTGAATGTTTCCACGGAAACCTCCAGAAGATTGGTGTAACATTGTTTTAGAGTGTCTTAGAGAAGCACGCTTGCCTTTTGTACCTGCACCTAGTAGAACAGAACCCATTGAAGCAGCCATACCAGTATTAACTGTACGAATATCACACTTAATGTATTCCATAACATCTACCATAGATAGACCTGATTTTACAGAACCTCCAGGTGAGTCAACGTGCATTGTAATATCTTCCTTAGAAGTATTATCCAAGAACATTAATTGTGCTTGTACAATAGTTGACATCTGATCGTTTACTCCTCCAGCAACCCATAGGATACGGTCTCTCATTAATCTTGAGAAGATATCCATCTGTGTAACTCTCATCTCGCGCTCTTCAAGAATGTAAGGAGTCATATTTGATTCAATCTGTTGTTGAGCGTATTGCAAGTTCATTGAGCTTAGATTGTGATCGCTCATTGCATATTTCTTAAATTCGTTAGAGTAGTCCATCGTTTACAATTTTAATTAGGTCATTTACTAGGGAGCATGTTTCGTATTCTTCAATATCTGTGAAGTATTCCATGCATTTGTTTAAGGATTTTGAGTATCCTTCCGGGCCGAGTTCCATGTCGTATTCGACTCCACTCTCATCAACTAAGATTGCAAGTGGCTCTCCTGCTGGAAGTCTATTTTCTACAGTCTCAATCATGAATGTAATGATTCTTCTGTAAAATTCATCGTGGTTCGTCATCAGCTCTAGCTCAATATCTTGAACAGTACCAATAGAATCAATATGAAGTCTTGGGATGTGTGCGTCGTCTATGTAATCGTCGCTATAAAAGTCTTCCATTATGCTAGTACGTATTTATGTAATAATTTTTTGTAGTCTTCTTGCTTTGAATCTTCATTATCTGCTAATTCGTTTACAGAATCTATAAACTCTTGGCCATAGTCTGTAATACTATATTCACCGTTCTTAATTTCAAACATTGGTAAACGAACATTAACCATAACACTATCAAGCTCTTCATTGATTTCAGGCTCCGATATAATGCTATTAGCTAACTCAAAGTGTCTTTCATAGAAGTGAATGTTATCAGCACAATGGAAGTATGTTCCATAATCTAAATCAGGATAAGTCTTCTGTAGTTCCATTAGAACGTGCTGGTAGACGAATGAAAAGAATGGTGCATCAAACGTAAGACCATAGAAGATATCGTTAGAACGCATCTGAACCTTCATGTTAAGTTTGTTATCACGGATAAAGAAGTTTAAGTACATTGTACATACAAAGTCTTTATTACCTTCAAACTGATACTTAGGTTGGTTTAAGAATGCAATTGCTTGACGAGTATTCTTATCTGCTTTAAGAGAGTCAATAACCCACTCTAGTTGCTCATTAAAAATAAGTGAACCGTAGTTAGAATTGATTTCATTAGTTCCAGGGTTTGTAATACCTTTCCAGAATCCAGAAAACTTAGAGATGTAGTCGATATCACGATCGCGTTGTAAGTACCATGCTAATTCACCTGCGAAATACTTGTAGTTAAACTTACGGTTATCGAAGTTAGCAATAGTAAACTTAGGATCGAACTTACGTTGGTCGATGGTTAACTCTCTAACCTGCATATCGCGAGGTTGAGAGAGTTGACCGTTATCGGTAATGTCGTTAATGATATCTTTGAAGATGTTGTTGAACATATTATTGTAGTATTGTAATCAAGTATTATATGATTATTTTACAGAAAGTTTCTCAGAACCTTTCTTATGTGATACAGAATATACCTTATCTCCAGCTACAATAGCCTCTTCCAAGATTCCATCTGCTAAAATATCTTCAACATATTTTTGGATAGCTCTTTTTAGCGGTCTTGCACCATATGCTGGATCGTAACCTTCTTTTACCAAGAACTCTTTAGCTGATTTAGTAAACTTAAGACGGATATCTTGTTCAAACATACGCTCGCGAACTTGATCTAGTTCAATATCTACAATCTTAATCATATCATTACTTGATAGTTGATCGAATAAAACAATCTCATCTAAACGGTTTAAGAATTCTGGAGTAAACTTAGACTTAAGCTCTTTGTTTACAATAGACTCCATCTTTGCTTTTTCATTTGCAATGTTAGAGTTACTAGAGAATCCAATACCAGATCCAAAGTCTGCAGCTTTCTTAGCACCAACATTAGAAGTCATAATAATGATTGTGTTAGTGAAGTCGATTACACGACCTAAAGAATCTGTAAGACGTCCATCATCAAGAACCTGCAGAAGCACGTTGAATGTATCTGGGTGAGCCTTCTCTATCTCGTCGAATAGTATTACAGAATAAGGCTTGCGTCTCACAGCCTCAGTCAGTTGGCCACCATCTTCGTGTCCAACATATCCCGGAGGCGCTCCGGTTAAACGAGAAACATTAAACTTCTCTTGGTATTCTGACATATCGATGCGAATCATGTTTTCATCAGAACCAAACATCTGGCGAGTAAGAGCTTTAACAGTCTCTGTTTTACCAACACCGGTTGGACCTAAGAACATGAACGAACCGATTGGTTTTCTGTGTGATGAAACTCCAACACGAGCTCTCTTGATTACAGCAGCCAAAGCATCAACCGCAGTATCTTGTCCAATGATTTGAGACTTAAGTTCTCCAGCAAGTTTGACAAGCATCTTAGACTCATCACCTGAAAGGCGTGACATTGGAATTCCAGTCTGCTGTGAAATAGTTTCTGCAATAACATCAACATCGACTTGCTTCTTGTTATCTCTTAAAGACTTCTCCCACTTAGCAATAGCATCATCATACTTCTTACGCTTCTGCATTTCTTCATCTCTGAAGTTAGCTGCCTTTTCGTAATCCTGCTCAGAAACACTCTTAAGCTTTTCTTCTTTTAATAGTTCAGCTTCAGTCTCAATCTTCTTGATAGCAGTTGGAAGCTTTACTTCTTGGATGTGTAGTTTTGCACCAGCCTCGTCCATAAGATCGATAGCCTTGTCCGGTAGTTCACGAGAAGTGATGTAACGGTCAGATAGTTTTACACAAGCTTCAATAGCTTCTTCTGTATATTCTACTGCATGGTGCTCTTCGTACTTATCCTTAATACGACCTAAGATGTGAATTGTATCTTCTACTGATGGAGCTTCTACAAATACTTCTTGGAAACGACGAGTTAATGCACCGTCATCTTCAATGTTCTCACGGTATTCGTCTAAAGTTGTAGCACCAATACATTGTACTTGGCCACGAGCTAAAGCTGGCTTAAGAATGTTTGAAGCATCTAATGAACCGCTAACTCCTCCAGCTCCAACGATTGTGTGGATTTCATCAATGAATACAATGATCTCTGGATTAGCTTTAAGTTCATCTACAATGTTCTTCATACGCTCTTCAAACTCACCACGGTATTTAGTACCTGCGACAATGATAGTCATATTAAGAGAAACTAGGCGCTTACCAATTAGTGTTCTTGCTACCTTGCCTTCAACAATACGCTGAGCAATAGCTTCAATGATAGCAGTTTTACCAACACCTGGTTCACCTAGAATGATAGGGTTATTCTTTTTGCGTCTTGCAAGAATCTGACAGATTCTAAGGATTTCAGCATCTCTACCAATGATAGTATCAATCTTTCCGTCCTTAGCCATTGCAGTTAGATCCTCACCGAACTGATCGATGAAGGGTGTTTTAGCACCTTTGCGATTTGGGGTTTTCCCCGTGTTTTCAAATGGATCGCTTATTGGCATATCTCTTTTAATTTTATTTACATCTATTATATGTGAAAACTTAGATAAGTTTCTTAATAATATCTATTTAACAATGTGGTCCGCGGCACAAATTGCTGGCAGCAGATCTGGTTTAATATTTGCTTTGATTCCAAGAGATTCAACATATCCTCTAGCGGCAGCGACTAACTTATTAGATCTCATATTAGGATCTGCGTTTAAGTCTAAGTCGATGTTATCAACTTCGATTCCGTTCTCTTGTAGATATAGTGCAACCTCAACAGATCTTTCTACTTCTTTCCATAGTCTAGTCCAGAAGTCCTCAATCCTTGGACGAACTCTTTCTTTCTGATAAAGTACATGACATCCAGTAGCACCAATGTGGATTACGATAGTTGTAGCATAGTTAGTCCAATCTGATTTATTCTGACTATCACAGCCTATATAGAGCTTAATATTTTCTTTACCTACTTGGCCAATATATGATTTTAGATATTCTACTAGATTGATTTCTTCGTAGTCGGTGAGTCTCTTGAATATCATATACTAGAAGTTTACGCGTCCTTCTTGGTCGAATTTGTCATGGTATTCAATTATCTTTGCAGCGGCTTCTTCAGCAGAGTCTACGATTCTAAATAGATCGAAGTCTTTTAAGCTCATTCTTCCAGTTGCATTAACCATATCCATTAACCAGTCCATAAGACCAGACCAGTACTTCTTACCTACTAGAACAATAGGTTGTTGGTGGACATGTCCACATTGAATTAGTGTAAGCGCTTCAAATAGCTCATCGAGTGTACCGAGCCCGCCTGGAAAGACTACATATCCCTGAGAATATTTCATAAACATGACTTTACGTGTGAAGAAGTATCTATTCTCCACGCCTACATTAATATAAGGATTCATCTCAGCCTCGAAAGGTAGTTCAATACCTACACCAACAGAAACACCACCTGCTTCTTGTGCACCTTTATTAGCAGCTTCCATGATACCAGGGCCTCCACCAGAGATAACACCTATGTTTGATTCAGCCATTAGCTTACCAAACTTACGTGCTTCTTTATACCATTTATCTTTTTGTGAAGTTCTTGCTGAACCAAAGACTGATACACAAGGGCCTAGCTTATTAAACGTGTCAAAGCCCTTAACGAATTCGCTTTGAATCCTAAGGACTTGCCAAGTGTCTGTTGATTTATCGGGCTTATTGAATTTCATAATCTGAGTATTTAAGTTACTACTATTATACTCAAGATGTATAGAATTGTTTCTAAAAAAGAAAGCCTCAGCAATATGCTAAGGCTTCTTTAGAACAAATATATCATATTGCTGTGTTTCAACCATTTGATATATTAACACAAATTCAACATAGTATATATCATCTTATATTCTATGATTATCAGAATATAAGCATTTTTGTATCTATTAATACTATTTAATATGTTTGGTGTACAATACCATAATGTTATAAACTAAAAAAGAGGGCCGAAGCCCTCTTTGTAATAACTTAATAAAGTAGTATCTTATCCTTTGTGATCTACTTTAGGAATACCTGAATTTTGAGCAATTGCATATACAAACATAAGTAGCATTACAATATTAGAAAAGATTACAGCATACTCGTTAATTCCTTCTGCAAATCCCTGAAAAATGCTAACTGCTAAATATGCAATATAAAAGTACATGTTGTTAGGTGCTTTGAATAGAGCGCGTGAACGTTTCATTAGAGTAGAAAACTGCAGTGCAATACCAATACAAGCTATAATGATTCCAAGTAGAACATAGCCCATAATTCCACTAACAATCCCATACCCAACCATATATCCGCCTGGAAATTGCACAATAGTTGCTACGACCCAACGCCATAGAAATTCGATACCGTTAATAGTATCCGAGAAATTAAATAGTTTTTTTAGAAATTCCATTTTTTTAAATTTTAGTTTTTTTAGTTTTTTGTAATGTTGGCGTACTAACACCTTTCTTACCTACTACTATAGCAGCCATCTCGTTTGCAAATACTATAGATTCATCTATATCTAGAGTCTCTAGATATTTTAAAGTAAACGCAGATACAAAAGTATCTCCAGCGCCGGAAACGTCTATAGTTTCTTGTGGGTTTGGACTATTGTATATCCTACCATTATACATAGTACCCTCCATTCCTAATGTAATTAGGAACTTTTCGGGATATGTTTCTATTAACCTTTGATTGTTTAAAGCTTCAAATTCATTTAGCTTTATAAAATCAACATGTTCTACAATAAAAGGATCTAATACCTTCTTAGAATCTAGTATTGTGAATTTAGAAGATTTTGCAATACTAACAATATCCAGGTTAGATAAGAATCCTTTATCGTAATCACTTATTATAATATTAGTATTATCAAGCTGCTCGATATCACTAGATTTTATAGGATCGCATGGTACGTTTTCACCAGAGTCTACTCTAAGAAACATATGATTACTCCTCTTATCTACATATCTAGTTTTTGTAATTTCAGTTTCCTGGTGGATATGAATGACATTTAGATTAGACATGTCATTTAAGTTTTCAACTACGTTTCCAGACATCCCTTTATTACTATGTTCTATTATAGGTTTTAAAACTACAACAGGAGCTTCTGGGCTTATTCTGTCTGACTTGCCATATATAAACTTATCAGTACAGGTTTCACCTATTACGTATATACTATTCATGGTTCATTATTTTAGTAGATGAATAACCCTCTACTCTATTAAAAAATATTAATTCTTTTGCATGCTCAGATCCTATAACTGTTTTACCTCTATAATCAGATCCAACCATCATATAATCTGGACTTATAGAAGCGACATGTTGTATGAGTTCTTCATCTGAATTAAAAGATACTACTTTAGAAACCCCTTTGATCTTAGATATTAAATACATTCTATCGCTTAATGAATGTAATGGTCTTGTAGGTCCCTTTAATAATGATACCCTTTCATCTGTATCAATACCTACAATAAGATCACCGTACTTAGCAGCTTCAGTTAGAAGTTCTATATGACCCCTATGTATAACATCGAACGTACCGTTTACCCAGATCTTCATATTATTATGCTTGAGAATCTCCTGGAGCAACTCTGTAAGAGTCCTCATCAAAGTGTTGAGTTGATACTTCAAAGATAGTTGCACCTTCAGTAAGAGCTACCATTTGGTGTGGTTGTCCTGGCATTAGATGAATACAATCACCTTCTCTAACTACAGTCTCTTTTTGCTGAGCATTAGTAGTATCGATCCACTTATACAAAAATTCACCACTAGAGATGTACCATGCTTCATCCTTTAAAAGATGGTAATGCATCGAAAACTTCTTATCTTTATTAAAGACTAAAAGTTTACCACAATATAGTTCGTTGTTAATAATCCACAACTCATGTCCCCATGCTTTCTCATGCACATCACCTTTGTATGGTAGGTTACTTCCTTTAATATATTCCATTCGTTATTACGTTTTACGGCCTCCGTGATATTCTACAGCATGCCCTTCAATTACTAATAAATCGTTTAAGCTCATTTTAACAGGTCGACTTTCCTTTGAATCTTCCCATGGTAGAACATTATGATATCCTGTAAATAGAATACCGAGCACCCTTCCATACTTATCTAATCCTTTAGAGTCTAATACAAATTTATTGTCATTAGCTTCTAATAATTCTATCAGTCTACTCTTAGCTTCGTTACCTGCTTTCTTTTCGTTTAAATCTCTAGTCCTTGTTTCAGGACTATCAATTCCATATAATCTGATATTACACTTTTTCCACATATCAAAACCAACGTCGACATTAGCAATGACAGTATCACCGTCCACTACTCTAATAACCTCAGCGTTGTAAATATATGTGTCGTATTTATGCATTGTTATCTAGATTATCTAGATTATCTAAATGATAGTTAAACCTATTTGCAGCTTCTACTAAGTTTTCCTCAGACTCACTATTAGATAAATTATCTATAATAAAGTCTAAATCTTCTTTACTAATGCTAGCAAATACTCTAGCAGCGTTTTCTGCAGTAGTATTAAATGTATCTGCAATTGCTTTTAACATAAACGCGTTTTGATCCGCACTTATTCCATGTGAATTTTCCATTTGTGTATTAATTTATTCTTTTATTATTATATTATATGCGGAACGCCTTACTTTGTTTCTTTTAGAGTCTTGTAAATTAAAGTAAAAACTCGACGATAAAAAACTATAGTTACTCATAATTCACTTAGTTACTCTTATTTAAACTTGCTAAAATTAATCATAGTCTCTAAATATTTCTAAGTTTTTAAAAAAAAGAAATTTTAAGTTTTTAGAATTTTTAATTTATTGCAAGCATGGGAAAAATTTGTTCGCACTAAAATAAAAACCATTTTTCCGTTTTTTTAATTTTTTAATTTTCTAATTAAATCAACCCCGCCGTTACTCCAATCGTTTACTTCCAAGCTAGGAAAATTTTGTTTAGCTAAAATAAAAAACCATTTTTTTAATTTTTTGTTTTTCTGTTTTTCCGTAGCTCTTGTATCGTTCTATAAGTATCTAGCGCAGTATCATATATTACAAATCCACATGCAAGTATACAAGTAGTTAAAGCCGCCAAAATAAATAGCCCTCCTACTTTACTAATACCTTCTAATTCATTTATTAATTCCCACATAATCTTTTCTATATTTTACTTAAGGCCCTTACAGGCCACTCCCCTTGATGCCGTCTTAGTACTTGTAAATCCAGTAGTTCTCACCTTGATGCCGGCCAACAACCCTACCAGTAGCATTAGTAGCCGAAAGGTACGCCGCGGGCGATTGTATCGAGTCATATAGTAACGGTAGTCCAGTTATGTCGTTATATTGAATAACTACGTAGCCTTCGTTAGCATAAGATAACGGATTAGCCTTTCTATTACTTCTATGCCTCTCAGCAAACTTAACGCTGCTCTTCTCTATTTCTAACATAGCTGTAAGAAACTCTGATTCTGTCATAGGCCCTTTTAGATCGGCCGACTGATTACTCTCGTGTGTAATGTTCATTTGATTCCGTTTAATACTCGGCCGACACTATGTCGCCCTTACAGTTGTTATATGGCCTTTCAGGTTTTTGTTTCAAAGGCCCCTGGCCGTTCAGATAGGTAACGATGGCTCTTTCTAAGGGTCTCGTAGTTCTCTGATTTCTCTTAGTACTCTTAGTTCTAATAACGGTTTATAGTATCGGCCGGAAGATCGACCTCGATCTCGGCCTAAGGGCCCTTGCCGTCCAGAGGATTCAGATGGGCTTCCTTAGCGTATTTCTCTGAGGCTTTCTGATTTCTCTTAGTAACTATTAGTTCTACTAGGGCTTTAACAGGTCGGCCACGAGCTTCGCTCTAGTGGCCACTCTCGCGGGGCTAAACTAGGCTCTCCCAGAGGGCCTCAATTTTTTTGCCAGGGCAACATTGCTTTTTCTTAGTGATTTTCTGAGAGTATCGTAGTTCTTTGAGATCTTGTTGGGCCTTGTCTGCTCGCAAGGGTAAAAACACTATCTCCAGGGCGGTAACAGTTGGTTGATAAACGCGACATAGTTCTTCATGGGTATTACTTATACCCTTACATTCTTACAGTAAAATCGCGCGCATCGCAGGAAACCCGCGCATGGCCCCGAAGCTCCCAGGGCCCACAGCCCTTAACTCGGCCATGGCTCCTGGCTGCTCACTTTACTCTCCAGTGCTAAATCGCGTCATGTCTTCTATCACCGTAGGCTCCAAGTGCTGGTTAGCCTTTAAGTGGCGTGCTAGGCTTTCGATAGTACCTTCATACTGATACTGCTTGCCTTCCTTTAATCTGATAGTGAAATTGAATGTTGCCATATGCTTATATATTTAATTATGCTGGTGTTACTTGTTTGTTATCTATAAAGATATAACTATCCCATGTCTTGCTGTTGACATGCTTATACTGTTCCCATGAGTAGAGGTTAGTGTTAAACCAGAGTTGGTTGACCGTGCCGACCTTTAAGTCTCTTAGGATCTGAGCGTCTACTAGGGTTATCTTCTTGCCTTTGCGTTTGAAGATGCTTACCCAGAAGTCTTGACCGATTGGGCGACATTCTACTGTCTGTAGGGCGCCTTTCTTGTAGTACTGTAAGAGGCCACTTGGGTTCTTGGTGAAGGCCTCGTTTTCGAAGTCTCTGAAGTCTGATATGCCCATACCTGCTTTATTGCTTGTAATGGCTCTAAACTCTAACTGAGTTTCTGGGCCACGGTGCTCGAATAAGCGGTCCATGGTGTGGATAATAGGTAGTGTGTAGTCGAGTACTTTTAATTGAGTCTTCATAAGCTTATTTAGAAAGTTTAGTTAAAGCGGAACCAGCGAACATACCTACAATGGCTGTAAGGACATAACCTGGGTAATTGAATAGTAGACCTAATAGGCCAACAGATGCTTGAATCAGTAGGAAGGCTGCAGGGACTACAATAAGTAGTAGTGCGATAAAAAGGATTCCGTATTTAGCTTCTTTGTTCATGTGCTTGTGCTTTAATTACAGTATAAATATAATCATTTAACTTGACATAAAAAAACTTTGTGGCAACTATTTTGCAAAAACTTTGAAACTTTTGCCACTGTTTCAGTATAACTATTTCAAGCTATGTACTCTCGGCCGGCAAAGTTTATTCAAAGTTTTTGCCATTTTATTTTTTTATGTCAATTCTTTTTATTATATTAGTACTGTAATTAAAGCATAACGCATATGAACAAGAGAAACAATCGTCGCCAATACGTTAACGGCTATGAAGCAAAGATTAACTACTGGAGCTACA